GGGTGCGTGCGGCAATCGATAACGCGCACCTTATCCGAGAACGACAAAGGAATTAATCATGGCAGAAGAGATCACCCCCGATCTTGATCAGGGAATCAGTATTGCCGAGGCGCAAGCCTTGATCGCAAATCTTGAAGAGGTCAATCCAGACCAACCGGACGGAGATAGCGACACCGAAGAGTCGGAAGAAGTATTAGCAGCATCCGGCGAGGCAGAAGAGCCCGAGCTCGAAGACGATGAAGAATCACTCGAGTCCGAGGAAGAGGCTGTCGAAGCGTTGGCCGATGAAGACATCGATGATGAAGATGAAGAGGGCACCTCAGAAGACGTCTATGCCATCAAGATTGATGGTACAGAGGTCGAGGTTACCCTTGACGAACTTCAGAAAGGTTATTCGCGGCAAGCGTCATTTACGCGTAAATCGCAAGTGCTCGCAGAAGAGCGCAAGGCGTTTGAGACTGAGCAAGCCTCGGTCACAACGGAGCGTCAGCAGTACGCCCAATTATTAGGGGCACTGCAAAATCAGCTGGCAAGTCAGAACGAGCCTGAGCCCGATTGGGAAAACTTGTACGACCAAGATCCTATCGAAGCGACACGGCAAGAAAGACAGTGGCGGCAACGACAGGGACAGCGCGTCCAAAAATTCCAGGCAATCCAAGCCGAACAGAAACGGTTGGCCGAACAGCGCCAAACGGATGAACAGAAGGCACTAAGTGAGATCGTCACGGAAGAACGCGCTCGACTACCTGAACTGATTCCCGATTGGAAGAATGAAGAGACCGCTGAGAAGGAACGAGCCGAGCTTCGCACCTTCTTGAATGCGAACGGCATCTCCGACGAGGAAGTCAGTTCACTGATCAAAGCCGACCATATCGCTGTGCTACGCATGGCGATGCTTTATTCACGGGGTGCCAAGCGCACATCGAAAGCGAAAGCAGCCACTCGCAAGGGTAGAACCGTGCGACCTGGTTCCGCGAATTCGACCCCGAAGAAGGCGACCCAGCAACGCAAACGCGCCGAGCAACGCCTATCTAAATCCGGTCGCATCGCAGATGCGGTCGATCTCGTTAAAGATATTTTGTAGGAACTTTTGTTATGGCAATCATTGCAAATACGTTCACGCGATATAGTGCAATTGGTATTCGGGAAGAACTCTCGAACATCATTTACAACATCTCGCCTGAACAGACGCCGTTTGTCAGTAACACTCAAAAGGACACCGTAAGGAACACGTTCTTTGAGTGGCAGACTGATGAACTTGCGGCAGCTGCTGTCAATGCACAGCTGGACGGCGATGACGTTGCTTCGTTTACTGCAGTAACTCCCACGGCTCGCGTCGGCAATTACACGATGATTTCTCGAAAAGACGTCATCTTGGCCGACAACCTGGAGCAGATAGATGAAGCTGGTCGGTCCAGTGAACGCGCTTATCAAATTACCAAGCGTGGTAATGAATTGAAGCGCGATGTTGAGTTCAACCTCGTTGGTGTGAACGCGACGGCGACTGCTGGAAACACAACCACAGCCCGTAAGACGGGTTCTCTTGCTGCTTGGATTATTACCAACACCAGCAAGGGCTCGAACGGCGCTGACAACGCTGCAGGAACCGCTCGTACTGACGGTACGCAACGTGCTTTCACGGAAGCGCTGTTGAAGACCGTAGTGCAAGAGACTTACACCCAAGGCGGTACGCCGAAACTCTTGATGGTCGGTCCTTATAATAAGACCGTCGTCAGTGGGTTTGCAGGCATCGCTGCACAGCGATACCAGGCACCTGATGGACCAACGACCATCATCGGTGCAGCTGACGTTTACGTTTCGGACTTCGGTTCGATCTCGATTACACCTAATCGGTTTAGTCGTGAACGTGACGCCTACGTCCTGGACCCAGACCTCACGGCAGTGTGCTACCTGAGACCAATCCACAATGTTGAACTGGCGAAAACTGGTGATGCATCGAAGGAAATGATCTTGGTGGAGTACGGCCTTCGGGTTGACCAGGAGAAAGGTCTCGGCTTAGTCGCTGACCTGACAGCCTCGTAACTTCTTAACCTCTTAAACCTCTGGGGGGGACCACAAGTCCCCCCTGTTCCTTCTGTCTCCTATTGGGTAACGCAGCGGTAAAATATGGGTAACCGCGTCCTATATGTGGATTCATCCTATGGCAGAAGATCGGAGAGTTCTCGACGCAGATCCTCTCTCAGGAATCACAACTAATTTTGTCTATGAAGACAACGGCGGCGAGAGTGTTGACAACATTGTCATCGAGTCGAGCCAGGACGTTACCAAGATCATTGAGGCGAATAAGCGCCAACGCAATGCCATCAATCGGCATCAGCCTCACGGTGAATGGACAAAGGTTGGCAGCATCCCGATGACGATCTATTACGACTTGAAAAAGAAAGGCATCCTCGATGACCAGGTGAAACTCTCCGCCTGGTTGAATGATCCTGACAACCGCGCCTTCCGTACTCGTGTGAGTCGAATTTAGTGGCGATCACGACGTATGCCCAACTGCAAACGGCAGTCTCTGGTTGGCTTGATCGCACCGATCTCACGACGATTATTCCCGACTTCATCACGCTTGCCGAAGCACAGTTTCAACGCAGCATCAGGCATCGATCAATGGTGACGCGATCCACCGCAACGATCAGTGGTCGGTACTCGGCCACACCGACTGATTGGATGCAGACCATCACATTGCAGCTAAACACCGATCCCATCGATCCGCTCGAATATGTGACGCAAGAACAAATGAACGAGCATCGCTCGAAGTCGAGTGCAGGAGGTCGACCAAGGTTTTTCTCGATGTCTGGCACGGAGATAGAAGTCTATCCGGGGCCAGATACTGATTACACCGCCGAGCTCACGTACTACGCAAAAATTCCCGTCTTGAGTGACGCCAACACCTCGAACTGGTTGTTGAGCTTGTCACCGGACATCTACCTCTACGGTGCTTTGATCCAGAGCGCACCCTACCTCAGAGACGATGAACGCATCGCGACCTGGGGTGGTTTGTACTCGCAAATGATCGAAGACATGAATGTTTCAAATGAGCGCAGCCAGGGTCAGGTCTCCATGCGGATGGCCTTTCAACCGCTGCAATGAATTGGGTAAAAGCAAGTGCTGCATCAACCTCATGGAGTGAGGAATCGGCGGCTTCAACGACCTGGACACCGGCATAGAAAAGGACATCTGAATGCCCAGCACATACGCTAATGACCTCCGTCTTGAAATCATCGCCACAGGCGAGCAGTCGGGAACGTGGGGCGACACGACCAATGACAACCTAGCTCTAATTGCAGAAGGGCTGTCTTACGGTGCAGAAGATTTAAGTTCGGATGCGAACGCCACGATCACGATGGCCGATGGCGCAACCGACGCTGTTCGATCTCTCTATTTGAAGATCACATCGAGCGCGACCCTCACGGCGACACGCACGATCACCTTGGCGCCGAACACGGTGAGCAAGGTTTGGATCATCGAGAACGCAACCACGGGCTCTCAGTCGATCACTATCAAGCAAGGCACTGGCAATACCGTCACGGTCGCCAATGGTGCTGTGAAAGCCGTTTATAGCGACGGGGCTGGTGCGGGCGCTGCAGTGAATGACGCCCTGGTCGATCTTGATCTGACAGGCACCAGCACGATTGCTGGTCTCAAGATCGGTAATGACGGTGCGACCGTCACTGGTATCAAAGACGAAGACAACATGGCGTCTAACTCCGCTGTGAAATTGGCTACTCAGCAGAGCATCAAAGCTTATGTAGACAGCCAGGTCGGGACAGTTGACACCCTCGCGGAGATCCTAGCGAACGGCAACACCACGGGCGCCAACAACATCGTGGTGTCTTCTGGACAAGCGATTACGACGAACACGATTTCCGAAACGACTGCTGCTTCGGGAGTCACGATTGATTCGGTACTCCTCAAAGACAACGCGGTGACGGCGACGACATTTACCGGTGCCCTAGTCGGTAATGTCACTGGTAACGCAAGCGGCACAGCCGCGACGGTTACTGGAGCCGCCCAGGCGGCAATCACCTCAGTCGGAACCTTGACGACGTTGACCGTGGACGACATCACGATCAACGCCAACACGATTAGTTCGGGCGGTGCCTCGACCTTGGCAATTACGCCAACGGCGGGGCAGGCGATCACCTTTGATGGCACGGTCACGTTAGATGCCGGTGTGATTGCGGGTGCAACCTCGATTACCTCAACGGCGTTTGTCGGTGCTCTTACCGGCAATGCATCGACCGCAACGGCCCTGGAGACAGCGAGAACTATTGGCGGGGTTTCGTTTAACGGTACAGCGGCCATTGTCCCTGCGACCATTACTGTCGCGGATACAACGGATACCACGTCCTTTGTTGGATTATGGGAGTCTGCTACCGGCGACCTTGCCCCGAAAACGGACGCGGCTATTACCTATAACGCCGGGACGGGGGCTTTAACAGCTACGACCTTTGTCGGCGCTCTAACTGGAAATGCATCTGGAACCTCGGCCACTGTGACCGGGGCGACTCAAGCGGCCATCACAACTGCTGCCAACCTGGTGACAGTCGGTGCTCTGGATTCAGGTTCGATCACCAGCGGCTTTGGGAATATCAACAATGGGTCGAGCACCTTAACGTCTGGAGCGAGCACTCTAGCAAGCGTGAACATCGCGTCTGATGGCGCGACGGTTACTGGCATTAAGGACGAGGACAACATGGCGTCGAACAGCGCCGTCAAGCTCGCCACACAACAATCGATCAAGGCTTATGTGGACAGTTCCGTTGCCACAGCCGACACCCTGAGTGAAGTACTTGCCCTGGGCAATACGACGGGTGGGACGGACATTGCCACAACTACAACCGATAAAGTCCAGTTCAGAGATGCTGCGATTTACATCAATTCCAGTACAGATGGTCAGCTTGATATTGTAGCGGACACGGAAATTCAGATAGCCGCTACTACGATTGATATCAATGGAGCTATTAACGCAAGCGGAGAGATCATTGCAGCTAGTTTGGATATTAGCGGCAATATAGACGTAGACGGCACAACCAACCTTGATGTTGTAGACATTGATGGTGCTGTGGATATGGCTAGTACTCTAGGAGTTACAGGTGTAGTAACAGCCAACGCAGGTGTCGTTGTAGATAACATCACCATAGACGGTACGGAGATTGATCTAAGTTCTGGTAGCTTAACAATAGATGTAGCAGGTGATATTTATATAGATGCAGATGGTGGTGATATTGTCTTTAAAGATGGTGGAACAGATTTTCTAGAATTTAGTAGTTCTTCTAGTAATGCAACTCTAAAATCATCTGTTTCAGATAAAGACATGATATTCCAAGGCAATGATGGTGG